TGTTGTTCTTGGCGCTACTCTCAAGAAGGATAATGCAGCAACCAAGATTACTGTTGTAGATCCTGCAATGTTCGTTCTCAACGTTGTAGCTGATACCACCATCACTTCTCAGAATATGGTTTCAAAGGGTGGCTACGATATTGGTGGTTATATGAGAGCAGAAGGTTGCCTCAGAAAGACCAACGCTGGTGCATTCATCACCGTATCTTAATCGTTGACGGAGGTGTGAGATGTTAGCAAAAGTTAAACTTGCGCTCCGTATAACTCACACTTATCTTGATTCAGATATCACATCAACAATCGCACAGGCGCGGGCTGAAATGGTTCGTGCCGGTGTTGATTCCGATGTAGCTGAAAGCAATCATTCACTTGTAGAAGGTGCTATAAAAACATTCTGCTTGATGCATTATTCCAATGATTCAAAGATGGCTGAAGGATATTCCAAGTCTTGGGAGTATCAGTTAGACAATCTGCGAAAGTCAGACATTGAGATTGAGGCAGAAACGGAGGTGTAGCCAATGTATAACGAAGTGATTGAGCTTGTATCAGAATCCAAGTCAGTTGACGCATACGGAGACACTACAGAAACAATAACTGCGAGAACTGTTTTCGCAGAATTAAGAAGTATAGGACAGAGCGAGTTCTATCAGGCGCAGGCCGTAGGGCTTAAGCCGGAGATTAAATTTGTTCTGTCAGACTTCCTTGAGTATCAGAACGAAAAAATAATCAGATATAAAGCATTCAATGAGACCGAAGCCGAAGAGTACCACGTTTTGAGGACATATCGCAATAATAATGAGCTTGAAATTGTATGTAAGCGAGGGATTGACTAATGGGAACACCCAAGTCTGTCACAAAGGTTCTGTACAATAAGCAAGGCTGTCACATCGAGTTTACTGATGAGTGTGATGCTTCACAGTATTACATCCACGAACTGACGAGAGCAGCCTTAAGGGATGTAGGAAAGTTTGTTTCCAAGAAATTCATGGAAGCATATGACCAGAACTTCCCCAAGCGCACAGGAAATGCGAGAAAATCCATCAAGTACAAAGTATACTCGAGTAAATCGACAACAGCTCCGAGAGTTGAAGTCGGTATCAAAGGCGGTAAGGGTTTCTATTCACTCTTCCAAGAGTTTGGCTCATCGCATACTCCAAGACTTGGACTATTGCAGGGAGCGGTCAAGGACAATGTGGCTGATATCATCAAGATAGAGTCGCAATACTTGAGCGCACTGGAAGGTGAAGCATCGAGCCTTGAAGCAATGCTAAATGAATCTGATATGGAAGGAGATTCCGATGAGTAAAAGCAACGAATTGAGAGCAATGATTGTTACAAAGCTTAACAACATCAAAACGCAATACGGCATCAATGGAATTTACTATCAGATAGCGCAAGATGAAGCTATGTTCCCTCATATCGTTTTCGATTTGGACAGATTCACTACTCTGGCTGATGACCGAAATAGAAGAGACATAAATCTGATTATTGATGTTTATGACAAGGGAAACAATACTCAGAAGGTGCATAATATCGCAGATGCGGTTGAAGACCTTCTGGATCAGGCGAATGTCCCTGGAACGAACACACTTCCAACATTGTTCTTCAATGCGAGAAGACATCTTCCTGATGAGGATAAACTCATTAAGCACATTCAGCTTGAATTTACTATTCAAAATTATGAAAGGAATTAGGAATCATGGCAGATGTTACAGTAACAGGAACTGGTGTGATTGCGGCAACCGATTATCACAAGGTTACTTGGACCGGTAAGACAAAGGGCGGTCAGTCTGTTGTTATCACTCTTACAAAGGCTATCAATAAGGGAAATATTGAATGGACTTTTGCAGAGAAGGATGACACTGTTGCAACCGTAGCTTTCGAGGCAGTATATGCTAACACCGATGCGGCAAGCACCAGCACAGCAGAACCTTTTGAGATTAAGTACGCAGACGGAACCACAGCCGGAGCAGGTGAGATTGTTCTCGGCGCTGGAATCTTCGCAATTGATGATACTGATATTGCTCTTACTCGTGGCGGTGGAAAGTTCACTGTTGAGAGAGAGTTCAGAGAAATCAATGCAGACGGAGACAGAGGTGCTGTCGAGGGAAGAATCACAATCGAGTCTTCTCGTCCCAAGCTTGAGCTTAATGCTCTTACAATGCTTACAAGCGTTAAGAGCCTTTATCCTGGCTTGTCTTAATTAAAACTTACAGTTTCACGGCGGGGAGTCTTCACGGCTCTCCGCTCTTTTTTTGTATAAAGGAGAATAAAAAATGGCAAAGGCAATTACCACAGAGATATTTTTTGAAGCAATGCGACTTGTTAGTTCGCTTGATATTAAGTCAGACATTAAGGAGCTGGTTAAGCAGCAGAGTGAAGGTCAAAAAATGGACCAGTTCACATTTGGCTACGAACTCATTATGAAGGTATTTGATAAGGCCGTGCAGGTCAACTCAGAGAAGAAAATATATGCTTTTCTGTCAAAGGTATTGGAGAAGCCTGTTGACGAGATTAAAGAGCAGAGTTTTGTCACCTTGATTGATGATGTTATGGCTGTTGCCGATGTGGAGGAGTGGAAAATCCTTTTTACCAAAGTAGCAAGCTTGATTATGAAGAATTAATTGAGTTCTTGCTACGAAGATATCACAGTTTAGATTTCTTCTACCATATGAGCATCAGAGAGTTTGCGAAGTTCTACAAAGTGGCCAAGGACAAGGAAGTCAGGGAGCAGAATTACATCGCATACTGTCATTATTTGCCTTATATGGACAAGAAAACCTTTATTAGCTTTGACGATTACCATAAACGATGCACCGGAGAGAACATAGACACTCGACCTGCAGAAGAGATTATGGCAGAAGTCGAAGCAATTAGGAGGGAAATAAATGGCGACTTCATTGTTTAAGTTAGTCGGTTCTGTGTTTGTTGATACAGATGAGGCTAACAAATCATTGCAGAAGACATCTGAAACCGCAGAAAAGACAGGCACAAGCTTTGGTCAAGTGGCTGGCACTGCGGCAAAGGTTGGAACTGCAGTGGTTGCGGCGGCAGGTGCTACAGTTGCAGGAATTGTATCACTTGCAAACAATGCGGCATCTACTGCGGACGAAATCGATAAGATGTCAAAGCGAATGAATATCAGCGCAGAGACCTTGCAGGAGTACACATATGCGGCAGAGCTTGCCGGAGTTTCATCCAGCACACTCGAGCTTGCGGCAAAGGCTCTGGAAGGCACCGATATCAACTTTGATGATGCAATGGCACAGATTATGGCACTTGAGACCGCAGAGGAACGAAGCGCAATGGCTGCAGAACTCTTCGGCGAAAGAGTTGCTTATAATATGTCTCCATTGATTGAGCAGAGTGCAGACAGTTTTGCGGCGGCGAGACAGGAAGCGCATGACCTCGGTCTCGTTCTGTCAAATGATACCGTTGCAAGTGGTGCGGAGCTGAATGATTCATTCACAAAAGTTAAAGAGTCTGTTCAAGCTATTGTCACAAAGCTTGGCGCTTCTCTGATGCCTATTGTTCAGAAGGTGGCTGATTATATTGTGGCTAATATGCCAAAGATTCAATCGTTATTTGACAAGATGGCACCAATCCTCACGGATCTGTTTGAGCAGTTGCTTCCACCATTGATGGATTTAGCAGAACAGTTGCTTCCGGAGTTGCTCGGATTCATTGAAATGATTGCTCCATTCCTTGGTCAGTTAGCAAGTGACATCATTCCGATAATCGTGCAGTTACTTCAGACATTCTTGCCGATATTTATGCAGATTGTGGAGGCTTTACTTCCTCCGCTTTTAAGCATCATTGAGGCACTCTTGCCTATCATTCAGATTGTTATGAAGGTGCTTGAGCCTATACTTGGGCTTGTAATGGCGCTTCTGACACCGATAGCAGGCTTATTAAGCGCATTCGCTCCATTGATTGACATATTGGTCAAGTTAATTGATAAATGCCTTACTCCGATTATGCCGCTCATTGAAATGCTTGCGGAAGGTCTTGAGTTTGTGCTTGGTGGAGCAATCGAAGGAATTACTTGGGTAATTGAAAACGTGCTTGTCCCTGCTTTCGAGTGGATTGTCGAGAAATGCACTTGGCTGTCAGAGAATTGGGGGACGATTTGGGACTCCATTGCCGAGAAAATCAAGACAGTATTTGAGAAGATTTGCGAATACATCAAGACACCAATCAACTGGATAATCGGAAAGATTAACGGAGTCTTTGAGGCAATCGGTGAAATCACTATTCCTGAATGGGTTCCGTCAATTGGTGGCACAAAGTTTTCACTTCCCACAATACCCACTCTTGCAAATGGTGGTCTTGTTGAAGGCGGTCAGTTGTTTGAAGCTCGAGAGTCTGGTCCTGAGCTTGTTGGAACATTCGGAAGTAAATCAGCCGTAATGAATAACAATCAGATTGTTGAGGCTGTTTCAGAAGGTGTTGCAAAGGCTGTTGCTTCTGTTCTTGGAAGTGGAAACAACAATAGAGAGCTTATTGATGCAATCAACAATATGACAGTGAAGGCTTTCATTTCATCTGATGAGGTATTTGATGAGATGAGAATCAAGAGCAGACAATACAACAGGATGACAGGAGACCAAGCATTCGCATAGGAGGGAAAAGATGTTCAGAGAATATTATTTGAAGATTAATGGAACTACGTTTCCTACTTCAGCAATGGTTATTCCTTCTTATGCTGTCGATGATACTCCGATAATTGTTAAGGAGTTCTATGACGGAGCATATAACAAGCACATCAACAGAGCGCCGAAAAAGGATGTTACCATTTCATTCAATCTGCGCTCAATGTATTCTGATGAGTTTGCAGTAGCAATTGCTCCGATTACTGAGAATATGACGATTGAGTATTTCGATGCGAAGGTGAACGGATACAAGACCGCAAACTTCACATACAAATGCAACCTCAATCCGAAGATTGCTCGACAGTATAACACGAAGGTGCTTGTTGAAGAGCTTCCAATAACATTGGTTAAGGTGGTGTGATATGAGAAATTTTACTGATTCAGAGAAAGAACTTTGGTTGTCAGATTATTCTCAGAAGACTTACACCGCCGTAATTGATGGTGAGGAGTATGATGAGGACTATCTCAACACAGAGAGCTTAAAAATCACAGAAATACTTGAAGATGGTGAGCAGTTAAACTTCATCGGATGCAAGTCAAGAAAACTCGAAATCAATATCCTTGATACAGAGACCGAGTTCGTCAACAAGTCGATTGTAATCAAGGCGAAGGCTTCTCTTGGAGACGATGAGACGAGTGAAGCGGTACTGTTCCGAGGAGTAATCGCAGAAGTCAAGCAGAAGTCACAAGCTGACATTATGGTGACAGTTACCGCATATGACCATATGGCAACAGTTATTCAGATGGATGTTGCATCCTGGTACAATGCTTTGACTTTTCCGATGACATTAGCACAGTTCAGAAAAGCGCTGCCGAACTCCATGAATGTCAAGGATGAAGTGCTTCCGTTTGATGATGTTACACTCCAGAAGACAATCGAGCCTGATATTCTTCCGGCAAAGGATGTCCTTGGAGCTATTGCTTCATTGAATGGAATGTATTGTACTTGCAACACTGACGGACAGATTGCTTTTATGGCTGTCAAGAAGTATGTGAGTACATCGGTGCATCCGGCTGATGACTTGTATCCTGCTAATAACCTTTATCCAAATAATCCGAGTACGAATGCCGAGCATATACCTGAGACGGAATATCTTAAGGCTGAATATGAGGATTATATTGTCGAGACAATTGACAAGGTGCAAATCAGATCCGAGGAGAATGACATCGGTGCTATCTATGGCACAGGCTCAAACGCATACATTCTGCAAGGAAATTTCTTGTTGTATGGAAAAGGTACAACAGAACTGACAAGCATTGCGCAGAGGTTGTTGAGCTTGGTTGAGGGAATCTTGTATTCACCTGCAAAGATTGAGTGCAAAGGAAGACCTTGGATTGAAGTCGGAGACTTGGTGAGAATCTACAC